CTGCTAACTTCAGCTTTACGGGCACGGTTTACGGGCTCAACTGTGATGAAAGTATCTGTGATGCTATTAAGAAATGCCTCTTCATCAGTAAACGGGTATTCCTGACTGAAGCCCTTGCATTTTTGATCGTAATCCCCGTCGAAGTCCGAAAGCTTATTACGGCGCCATGCTAGATGCCTATGCGTAAGACCATTATCACCGTATAACATTAGCCAATCTTTTTCATCCTCTGTTAACTGCATCCCTATTGCATCCCTTGTATATTCATCTTGCCAGTACCACGGGACAAAGATAACCTCCCAATCTGCTTTGTTTTCTTTGGCCTCTTGCCAGTCAATATAAAAAGCATTGCTAATGCCGTTAGCCGTAGATTCTTTTATTTTCTCTGTTCCCGGGATATCAGCTACTGTCTGTTCAATACCACGCTTGGTTTCTGAAGGATTTTCGTAGAAAGCATACTCTGATAGATGCAATAACTGATTAGTCATTGACCTACCTATTTCTTTAGAGCCTGCAGTGCCAACTCGATAACCAGAGTTAAACTTGTTAAAGACTAATCGGTTATCATTGTCCTTATCAGCTTTAGGGGCCAGTCCTTGGGGAAGATTATTGTTATAGCGTTTCGTCATCTCAAAAAGACTTTTCGTAGCATCAGTCATGTGCGTTAGAATAAAGGCTTGTGTGCCTTCGACTGTTAGTACTCGGTGAAAGAAACGCGCTTGAATATAAGTTGATACGCCTTGCTGCCTGCCCTTAAGTATTAATACTCGCACATAGCCTAAGCGCTTAAGCTGGTCTTGTATGCGTTCATGGACGTATCGTTGAGCACGATTAAATTGAAATGGTATGAGGTTACCGGATTTATCGGATATCTTGAAAAAGGCTGGTGCAAATTCACTTAAGTCATAAACGTTTATCATTTAATCTTTTTTTATTAATTGTGGCAAGTCAACCTCAATGCCGACATTTTCAGATCTATATTCATCTTTAGTTAAAAATTCTTCCCTTATTATTTTATCTAAGAGGTTATATGCGTAAGTAAAGTCAAATTCCATTGATTTTTGCCTATTGTTTAACTTTTAGTTCACCTGTCATAATTTTTTCTAATAATGAAACCGCGTTTTGTGTTTCGTCATCTTTATCTTTTGTACGCCACCGGGCACGTGTCTTAAGCCAAAATATTTGAGCTTTAATATCATCGCCGTCTATGGCTTTACGAAATAGTTTAGCGGCTACTTTAGCATTTGCACGAACCACAGAGTTATCTAACTCATCTCGATAATGTTTAACAAGGGTATCTTGAGAAATACCTAGATATGAGGCAATTTCTTCTTGATTATTACCAAAGCTTACTAAGGCTGATACCTCGGCTCTAGATTTTTCGGATGGTTCATGTGGTGTTGTATTACCCATTCTTGATCTCCAAGATGGCTTTCTTTCCGGTATAATTCTCGTATCTTTTTATAATAACATCACAGTATTTAGGGTCAAGCTCCATCATATAGCATTTTCGCTTTAGTTTCTCGCAGGCAATTAGGGTTGATCCTGAGCCTCCGAAAAGGTCGAGAATGTTATCATTCCTATTTGTGCATTTATCTATAGCTTCCTCAGCCAAAGCGACAGGTTTTTGTGTGGGGTGCTTATATGTTACTGCACTATCTTTATTTATTGTCCATACAGAACCAATACGTTTACCGCATAATTCTGCGCCTCGATTCCATACCAAAGCAATTTCATAGTCACTAGAGAATGTCTTCTTTAAATCACCAATACCTCCTCCAGGCTTATGCCATACAACCATGTTAGTGGGGTAATCAAATAATTTAAATTGATCTATCCATCTATTTTGAACCTTCCAACTAGTCCATATAAATATCCAACCCGTGGATGAATATTCAATCACAGGAGCAATATCTAAAAATAGATTGTCATTCGCTAACACATCAAACTTTTTAGATTTGGTTCTCATGTTTGATTGATACTCAACACCATAAGGTGGATCAGTAAATACCATATCAGCCTTTGTATCATTCATTAGCTTATCTACTGCATCAATCGAAGTACTATCACCACACATCAACCGATGCTTACCCAATAACCAAACATCCCCTAACTTTGTAACCGGCTCAGCGGGAATATCAGGGCAATCCTCCTCATCACAAAATATCTGAGGTAACTCATCAGGCATTATCTCGCATAACTCCTCGATGCCAAATCCTGTTAATGTCAGGTCATAATCAAATCCCTTTAAAAACTCAAATTGTTCTAGCAAAATATCATTATCCCATCCAGCATCAAGAGCAATCTTGTTATCGGCAATAACTAAAGCTGCCTTTTGTGCTTCGGATAATCCTGACAGAATAATACAAGGCACTTCAGATAACCCCAGAGCAACAGCTGCAAGAAGACGCCCATGACCCGCAATAATGGTGTTATTTTCATCAATTAATAAAGGATTTGTAAAACCGAACTCTTGTATAGAGCGTTTGATTTTGTCTATTTGTTCAGCAGAATGTGTACGAGAATTGCTCTTATAATTGTTCAATTCTCGTACATTTAGACTTTTATAGTTCCGTAAGGTCAATTATTATGGGCCTTTTTGAACGTTTCGATGTTCACCAACTAAGGCACCTTCATTCTCACCTGCTTCACCTGGCCAGCAATACATTGGCTGTTCACGGCATTGTTCATCTACAAGCTTACCATACCAAGACTTAACGCCATTGTAATGGTTATATTCTTCTTCTTCAGTGTAATCCTTGACTTCCATCATCATGATAGTATCCCCTATTTAATCGCGATTAATAAGACACAGATTAACTGTAACATAGCATTTTTCATTGTCAACTAGGCTTAATGCACACCAGAAACCTCAACCATCTCAGCTATCCGAAAACCAGGATCGTCATTAACCACAAAGCTATGATTATCTATCATCAAATCATTCAATACCCTCAATGTCTTTTCAGCATTAGCTTTACATGAAAATATCAAAGGCATGTGGTCAAAAAAGGATAATGCATCATTTTTATCAACAATTACATACATAATCACCATAAATTTATATCCCTATATCTTTGAAAAATAATTAAAACAAAAATAACACATAAAATAATTCAAAAAAATATTACAAATTAGTTGACATACCTTACAAGTTTATTGTAATATACAAACTTAACAACAACTGGGGAAAACAAAATGATAATTGAACAAGTAAGAATAGGGAAAACAACAATAACTATAGATAAAGATTGGTTTGATGGCTTGTATACAGTCAGCAAAGGGAGAAGAGTTTTCTGGGTAGCCGATAACGAAGAATCAGCAAGAGAATACTTTAAGAAATTAATAGGGGAATAGAGAGTAAGCCAAGGATGGCTATTTTTAACTAACTTAGGAATTAAAACATGAACATTATAGACTTAGCATTCGAACATGCTATAAACATAGAATTTGATGGTGATTTTGATGGGGGAAATTATTATTTAAAATTGACCTATTTAGTATCAACAAATCTTGGAGTTACTACAGCAGAGACTATTTTCACATTAAAACAAACAGATATTGATTTATTATACAAAGGGGCAAAAGGATTAGTAAAAACCCTAGAAAAACACATAATGGAGTATTAGCTATGAAAACTACAAATCAAGTAACCTTATACGATTTAATGGCCGAAGACATGGACGTATGGCTAATAAAACGCAAAGACAAAGAATTTGAAATGCAAATCGACGACGAGAACGGACGCACCATCGTTGAAGAGGACGAAATACACCCCTTTGCTGTAGAAGCATTCGCTAGGTTTTGCCGTAACTACCTACGGACCTTTGAAAATGCAAACAAACGCTATCAAGGTGGGGTAGCAAAATGCTAAAAAAGATCGCATGCGCTATCAAGGGGCACAGATTCCTAATGAGTTACCACCCCGATAAGCGCTTTTACACGGGTCAAATCGGGGACATATGCGAACGATGCAAGAAAGCTAGAGGTCTAGCGGACTTCCCTCTTTTTCAACGCTCTTCGCTATATCACCCTTAGGAGACGTGGCCGGCAGAAAACTAACCCGCTCCCCGGCTGCCAAGCTTCTAAATCCTTGTCCTGAAATTTCTTTGTAATGCACAAAATACTCTTTGCTGCCTGCCGTGATAAACCCAAACCCCCGGCTATCGGAAAACCACTTCACTACACCTAGCATAATATTTCTACCTTAAAAGTCCCTTTAAAGGCCCCTAAGAGGCCCGCTATTGAATTTAATTATAACGTACTATGCTACCCCACTAAAAAATTTTTCTAGTTTAACCTAGGCGATTTTTGGCGGTTTATTATATTCCAACCAAACCTTCACAAAGTCATCTAGCTGGGTAGCGTTCAAATTCCCCGCTAACATATCCTGTTTATCCTCCTCACTCAATAGTTTTGTTGCTATGCAATTTGGTCCAATACCGTACTTAAGTCCAATTTTAAAGATGATGCTTTGACATTCTCTTTTGGTTGGCATTCCTGTGCGCTCCATTCATCGAAAGTTAAAGGCTCTTTATTTTTAGGGATTAGATTTAATTTATCTCTGTCACTTTTGAATTGAGATACATAGGCCATGTAATCAACTTTTTTGTTTTGGTTTTCTTTTTCTTTTGGGATTTTTTCAATTTCTTTAGGTTCTTTACCTGCAACATAGAAAATAATATTTTGCTCTTTTAGTTTTTTTAACAAACGCAATGCACCTTGTGCTCTTTGTATTCTAGCAAAAGTTTTATCGCTGTGATGATCAACATGCTCTTTAACTTGATTTAAGAATTCTTGGTTGGTTCGTGTGTCTTGGTCTAATTTTTGATCAAGTATGTTTTTATCTAGGGTTTCCGAGAACAAAAAACTACTACTACTCTCGCAGTTAGTAGTTTTTTTAAGATCATATGTATATATAGTATTAGAAACGGCAATTTTTGCCGTTTGGCCATCCGGCAAGTTTTGCCGGTTAGGACAACTTTTGACCAACTCGGAAGAGTTTGCCGTTTGGGGCAAGTTTTGTGCTTTTTGTTTTGTTTTTGGTTCATGTTCACCCTGTAACATTTTAAATAAAGCTGCTTCAATGTTTGGTAAATTTGCTCTGAATATAGGGGTTCTTGTGCCGTTTATTTTACGTATTCTCATTTCAATCCAGTTCTCGCCTACAAACTCTTTGAAATAGGATCGCAGCGTCCTTTCACATAAAAGTGTTTCTTCTTCCCAATCTTCGTAAGATTGACCAAACCAATCATTTTTTAAAATAGTTGAGGTCCCCGTTTTAAAAATTATCTGATTAAGCACAAATGCTTTATTTAGGCATCTAGTTAGTTTGTAATAAATTTTAGGGGTAGTGATATAGGACTCTTGTCCAGAAAAATGAGACAAAAGAGTTTTATTAGGGTTTGTTTTTTTTGTAGACATGATACAATTGCTCCGTAAATTGGTCGGGCGACCTATGGATTTTTCCATCTATTTGCAGTAGAGGGATTATGGGCGGGATGCCCAAAACTTTATTTTAAAGCTAAATTTATTTTTTCTATCAAATCAAAATCAACTCCAACTTCTACTTTTTTATGAATTTCTATTTCACCATCTTTAAACCATTCAGGATATATCTTACTAATATCTTTTGAAAATTGTAGAGGAATTATATTTTTGCGTTTTTTATTTACAGCACAGGCTATAGAAATAAATGGAGAGTCAGGTTTATGTAAAAAATTTTGATCATAAATAGACAACGAAATAAATTCGTTCTTATCAATCATATCCATATATAAATCAAAGTTATCATCAAAAGGAGAATGATATTCATCAGTTTTCAAATTTCTAAGGGTAAAAATTTGTGCATAAATTAAAAGCATATGAAATGGAAAATGTTCATTTTCTGTACTATTGTAGATTCCATCTACAATGCTTTTAAACATATAGGCATGAAAAGAATTTGCATCTAGAATTTCATTTGTACCTTCTATAATGAAATTAACTTCAGACATTTTTTTTAAATGGCGTCTTATTTCTTTTTCAAATCTTTTAACTTTATAATCTAAGATACTTTTAATATTAATGCTATTCATGTTACACTTACCTCGCGACGTTAATGATGCCAATATTAATGAGCAATTCCTTAGTTAGGTGAGCCCGTTTATAGCGGGCTTTTTTATTTCTGCTAAGTAATTATTCAACCAATGTTCAACTACTTCAATTTCTAAAGCACTAAATGCAAATGGGAGTTGAACCCCATTCTCCCGATCATACATCGAGTTAGCAATTTGTGATAAGAGATCTATCGCACACACATGATTATCTATAGCCATTGGATTCCTTAATTACTTTTTAAAATCTTCCCTATGCCATTCTGCCTTTAAAGCACCATTAGTTAAAGCCTCAAGTTTGATCTGAGACCTAAGGGGTACAAATCCCCATGCTATCCAATTATGCAAGGTACTACAGGACATCCCGGTTTCTTTATTAAAGTTATAAAGGCTTTTGTAATATTTTTTTACATTTTTGGGTGTCATGATAAATCCTTAAAAAAATTGTTTAATAAATTATTACAAATTACTTGACAAATTACAAGAAACTTGAAATACTATGCATACGTCAATACCGACGTGAACTTTTAGAAAGTAAAGAGGTATATAAAATGTTTGCAATAGATACGTTAGAGAGGCAGCAATGTCTAGAGGAAAGCATCAAAGAGCTTGAGCGGGTTAATAAAAACCTATCAAAACTTGTTCTTAGGAAAGAAGAACTAACCGACGCTATTATAGGTAGTATCGGTCACGAGCATGAAGGACAAAAAACTTACGAGTACAATATCTGGAAGATAGAAGTTAAGACGCCCTTTGTCTATTCTCTAGACAAAAAGGTATATGAATCCGGCAAGATTCAATTACCCAAAGAGTTCAACCCAATCAAAAAATCTGTCTCTTATAGCATAGATAAGGGTTTATGCGATAGATATATTGATGAGGCACCCGAAGATGTTAGAGAATGCCTTGTGCAGCTTATCGAGAAAAAGCCAGGTAAGGCTAGTGTTGTTATCAAGGAGCGTGTGTAATGGATACATATAATCTGCAATTTATAAAAATTGAAGCAAGGAAGCTTCAAGAAAAATTAAAAAAAGAATTAGGGAAGGCTTCTTATCAAATTTGTTTGCAAACCTTAGCTAAACAATACGGATTTAAAAATTGGCAAACGGCTTCGGCATATGCAAAAGAAAATAATATTAAGATTTTCGATGCTCCAATAACTAATAAAGGAGCATTTCAAAATGTCTAATACTGTTTTAGTTATAGGGCAAAGCGGGTCAGGGAAGAGTACTTCCCTTCGTCACCTAGATCCAAAGTCAACTTTTATCATTAATGTTTTAGATAAGCCCTTACCTTTTAGGGCTTTCAAGAAAGATTATCAGGCTGTTACCAAAGAAAACAAAACAGGTAACTATTTCACTACAAACGATTGGGCAACCGTTGTGCGCTGTATTGAGATGATTAGCAAGGAGCGTCCCGATATAACCACAATTGTAGTGGATGACTGGCAATATATACTAGCCTATGAGTTTATGAGGCGTGTTAGCGAGAAAGGATTCGATAAATTCTCAGAGCTAGCTAATCATGGTTGGTCGACAATTAACGCTTGTATGAATACCAGGGATGACCTTATATGTTTTGTTCTAGCGCACAGTGAGGTGGATAACACAGGGAGGTCAAAGTGTAAAACAATAGGGAAAATGTTAGATGAGAAAATTACTATAGAAGGGCTATTTACTACAGTTCTGCATTCCAGGGTTATTGACGGTCAATACTTATTCCAGACCCAATATGATGGAGAGCACTTAGCTAAAAGCCCTATAGACATGTTTAAAGAGCATTTGATACCTAATGACTTATTGTTAGTTAAAAATGCTGTAGAAAATTACTTTATTGATGAGGTTGTCAATGGATAATGCAATTTTTACAAGAATAAGTCATAAAACGAATAAATATCCAAAGAGAATAAAAACTTTTATGAGGAGTACTCCTGAATATTATTTATATCAAGCTGATCTTAATGAATGGGAAAACCATGCGTTAGCATGTCAACATTTTTGTAAGATTAAAAATTTAACTGGTAAATGGTATGGCGCTATTGATCCTGATGGTATGGTTTTTATAAAAATAGATGAATTTTATTTTATTGATGAAACAACTACTTTTTTTGAAGAGGAGATAATCTAATGGCAGGATTTTGGGAGAGTGATTTGGGAGAGGTAACCGGTAAACCTGAGGATGCTTTTGCAAAAAGCTTCACACATATACCGGATAATACTATGGCCTTAGCGAGAGTTGAATCTTTCACTAATCTCGAATATAACGGCAATCGGTATTTAAGCTTAGATTGGATATTGACAGACGGGGATTTTAAAGGGCAAAAAGTAAACCAAAAGCTTAAAGTTTATGGCGATCCGCAATCCAAGGATTCTAATAAGGTAAGGCACAGAGCACTTAACATGCTTAAGCTTATGTACCAGCTTTATGGGTTAAAACCAAAGCATCCTGGCGAGCCTGCTGATTCTGATCTTTCGGTTTTCATTGGAAAGCTTGCGGGCATTAGAATCAGGGAGACAGAGCCCAATCAGGAAGGTAAGCAATATAATTGGGTATCGGAGATCCATGATGCAAAGGGCTTTAAATGTGAAACAGGTATCAAGTTAATTGTAACCCATACCAATGTTGCGCATAATAACGACCTTTTTGATTCAGCTTTGTCGCGTAACAAAAATACCGAACTGGATGGCAGCGATATTCCATTTTAAGGACATAAAATGAGCACAGGCAAACTTACAAAAATAATAGAGAAGTTTGAATATCCAGTAGAGGAGAAGCGCAATTACATCGGGGCCTCTAGCATAGGCTCCGATTGTTTGCGTCAAATCTGGTACGAATTTAAAGGCGAGAAAGGCGAACCTGTTACTAACAAACTTAAACGTACCTGGGATATTGGCAAAACGCTTGAGACTTACATTACCAATCTTTTGATGGATGCGGGGGTTTCAGTTTGCAATAGGCAACTTGATTGTGAAGATCCAGAATTTCCTTATTTTAAAGGGCATATGGATGGTTTGCTTCTAGACTTAGTAGCATTACTAGAAATAAAAACCGCTAATGACGCAAGCTTTAATATCTTTGTTAAGAATGGTGTTAAGAAATGGAACCCGAAGTACTATGCCCAATTACAAGCCTATATGGGCATGAGCAAGGTAAATAGTGCATATATACTTGTACTAAATAAAGATAATAGTGATATTTGGGATGAATTGGTGTTATTTGATGAAGTGGTTTATGAAAAGCTTAAAGAAAAGGCCCGCATGATTTATGAGGCTCAAATACCACCGCCGCGTATTAATAACTCACCTATATGGTTTCAATGTAGGGTTTGTAAATTTAAGAAGGTATGCCATGGATAATAGTTTAGAAAATTATATTTTGCTTACTTGCGACCAGGTAATAGAACTAACATCTCTTGGGCGTTCCACTTTGTATGACAATATAAAGAAAGGAACTTTCCCAGCTCCGTATAAAGTTGGAGTTAGAAAGGCGCGTTGGAAACGTATAGAGATTTTAGAGTGGATAGATAATCTTAAAAAGGAACGTGATGAAATGGTATAGCGTTAAGAAATTCATAGCACCTTCAAATTGTCCATTATTTTTAATGACCGATTATGGGAGTATTTTTACAGGAAAGTATACTGAAGAGCATGACGAAAAAACTACAAATCATTTATTCGTTGCAGATATGGATGATTTAGTACTTTCTGGTATTACCCATTTTTGCATACCTGATCCAATTCCTATTGAAGAAGATTAAATGAAAAAAATATTTAGACCAAAAACTTTACATGAAATGAATATTCTATTTAGGGCTTATTGTGAAGGCATTGATATTCGATTTGATTCTGATTTATCGCATACAAACAAATTTACCATATTAAAAAGCAGACTTTATGAAGCAACTTCGAGAATACCAACAGATAGCAATAAATGAATGCTGGGAGGTATTAAAAGCCAATGATGAGCCTGTTTTGCTTATGGCATCTGTAGGCGCTGGGAAGTCTATAATGCTAGCCTCAATCCTTCTATCTATTCAAAACTCTGGTAAACGGGCCCTATGCCTTGTTAATAATGCAGAGCTTGTTAGAAACAATTGTGCGACCTTTAATGAGCAAGGAGGAAATTCGTCAATTTATTGTGCGGCACTGTATTCAAAAGATACAAGCGGTAGTGTAATATTCGGCACACCACAATCGGTGTTAAATGGAATTAACAAAAATG